TTCGCAGCATCAGCACCTGTGAGTTTTTCTGTTTTATAAAATACAAGATTACCTTCTGCAATTTTGAAAATATAGCCATATTGTTCAGCTAACTTCTTCAAGAATGTTAAATCACGTTCTTGATTTTGAGTTATTCTTTCAACTCTGACATCTTCAATTTCGCCAACTAAAGTAAGACTGTGTTTTTGTGCGATTTCTGATGCAATTTGTTTTAATGTTTTATTTTCATAAGCAACCGAATTATTTTGACGAAGTGCTTTTGTAATTCCTGTCGCAAGTGCTTTAACTGTTAAAGTATCAGGAGGTGTTGCAAACTCTATTTCATCAATTTCAAAGATGCCACAATTTAATAATTTTTCCCCTTCATAACCAATAAACACACGAAGTGAATCGCCCTTTGATGGAATCCAAGAGCTCTGCCATAACTTTTGAGTATCATCAAATGTTATGGTTATTTCATCACTTTGCCCATGTTCATAATCAGTATATTCAATATTTAGAACCTGATTAGAAACATCTTTAGTGATGTCCTTTTGATTATATTCAATTTTGAATATTGGTTTATACATTATTTTCTCCAAGGGGGTAGTTCAAATTTAATAGTTTCAGAAGATTCAAGAACAGGAATTTTAAGTTTTATCCCTGCAACAAGCGTGGGGTTTATTTCTATATTGGGATTGGCTTTTATAATCTCTTCATACTTATTTGCATCTTTGTAAAACTTATATGCGATTAAATCCCACCGGTCATTGTCTTGAGTAATGTAAGAATAGAATTCCGTCATTTCTTTTTAAGACCTCCCTGCTGTTCGTTTTCTTCGGGAATTGGGCCTGTGTATTCAATAAGTTTTAAATCTACTTGAATAGAGATAAAATCGCCTTCATTAGAGGCTTGTTCTGTAACTGATGAAATTTCAGTTATGACAAAGATTCCGACATATTCCCCATTCCCTTTGATAAATTTTAGTGGTGTGCCTTTATTCGCAACCTCTTTTAATTTATTGATTTCATCTTCAGGGGTACAAAAAGAAGAATGAAAGTTTAATTTAATGTCCTGCTCTTGCAAATTCAAACCTAGAAATTGAAGCACAGGTTTTTGATTTATGCGTTCGTGTTGCGCATAATTATAACTTTGAGATTCATTCATCCCATTGAAATATGTTATTAAATCAAATTCTATGTCTCCAAGTTGTGCAAACATTAGTAAGCTAACCTCAGCATTCTTTCATTTTCTTTTCTAACTAGGTTTAAGATTTCATCTTTGTGTTTTTTCAATAATTGAGCAAAGTCCTCTTTAGCAGATGGGGTTGAACCTGATAAATTTATTGTTGGATTGTAATTAATAACAACAGAACCTGAATTTACACCTCTCACGTTGGCTTTTGTGCCGTTTGTTTTAAGGTTCAAGGCATTGTTCATCGCCTTAATTATTGGCATTGGTTTTATTGCATCAGCAATAGTTTCTGATATTTTGATTTTGTGTAAATCTTTGAGTGGACCAGTTTTCGCAGGAGAGTGTGGCAAGTGGTCTCTAATAATTTGTGCGTGTTTACCAATAGCATCTTTTGTTTTGCCGATTTTAGATAAAATGCCACCTGCAAGCATATCGCCTATTTTTTTACCAAACTCAAACACTTTAGTTATGAGTTCAACAATTTTCACGATAATATTAGCGATTGCTTTACCAAAACGGACACCCATTTTTTCAGCAGCTCCACCAGTATCTTCAACCGGTTTTACTAATTTCTTAAACCAACCAATAACTGCCTGAATTGGTTTTATTATTGGAGCAAAGACAACGGCAAGCCTTTGGAATAATGGCATTAGTGGTGCAAATCCCTCTTTTAAACCTTGCCACATTCCTCTGAAAAATCCTGAAATTGGCTTCCAATATTTATAAATAACAAAGGCTAACCCTGCAACTGCCAACGCAATCCAACCAAGGGGATTTGTGAGGAGGGTAATAGAAAACGCTCTAAAAGCAACGATAGCAGATTTGATTATGCTAGGAATTGCAAGGAAGCCTTTTTTAAGTGCTGTTAATCCACTAATAATTGAAGATGGAATACCTTTTATTGAAGCAATACTCCAATTCTTTAATGCGATTGTGGATCTTGATATATTTGCAGGGAGTTCGGTAAAACTTCTCATTAAACCGACTTTTAAATCGTTGTTAATACGTCTTAAATCAGCACTAAAACCTAAAAATGCGTATCGTGGTAAATTTAGGTTTAATTTATTCCCTGCTTTAAAAATATTAAAGGCGGTTTCAAGACTATGAGCAGATGAACCAAGTCCAAGGAATCTTAAAAGTTGGACAGAGTTGTTCATAAGAACAGGAGTTAATAAACGTGCTTGATTTAGGAATGTACCATAAAAGCCGATTAGCTTTCCTGTCATCATTGTAAATGTTCCAACTAAAGTCAAAACTACACCTGCACCGATAACTCCAACAATTGCAGAGAATAAACCTTTTTGTAGAATTGGGTGTTTGTTTATGGTTGTAAGTAATTTATTTAAAGCCTCTAATGGTGCGTGAAGATGAGGGAATACAAGCTCCTTCATATTTATTCGGAGCTGTTTCCATTGTTCATTGGTAGTTGTCATCATATTATTGAAGTCACTATCAATAATGCCATCTGCACTTAAAGCAGAGTTTTTAATTCTGACATATTCGTTTAAGTTTTGGAGCATTGGTTTAATGAATGCCAAAACCTGTTTGTCTTGGAATACTTCAGACACTTTGAAAATATCCCCACCACTAGCAACTCTCATAGTATCAATTACTTCAAGAATTGGGTCTTTTCCTTGTTCTGCTGCTTCAAGCAAAACTCTTTTTAAATCGATACCAAATGTTTCTTCAAAGTTTTTAATTGCTAATGGCGAAGTTACTTTTTGAATAAAGTTTTCTAAATTGTTTGCTGCTTCGGAGGCACTTCCTGCACCTTTCATTGCAACCTGCAACGCAGCACCTAATGAGGCAACGGCAGGAGTACCTTTCATTCCTAACATTGATGCACCGGCAGTTAATGATGGGAATGCTTGAGCCATATCCTTTAATTCAAATCGTCCTTCTTTACCTGACATAGCCAAGATATTCATCGCAGTTGATAAATCATCAATCGGCACTTTTAAGTTATCAGCAACAGAAAAAGCAGTTCTTGAAATATCAACAATTGCTGCTTGTTCTGCTGTTGCAGTTCTTCCGATTACAGTCATATAATCAAGTGCTTTTGATGGATCTATCCCTGAAGCAACAAGAACATTTAAACCTTCTGCAATTTCAGGACGATATTGGTTTGTAGTTCTTGAGATTTGGGCAAGTCTTTTATCCATTTCAGCAATTTGGTCTGTTGTTAAATCGCCAATGTTTGCAAGTTCACGAAGTCTATGTTCAAGTTGAAAAGCCTCTTTAACAGCTTCTGTCATTCCAAATTGATGAGCCATACCGACACCTGCTGCCGTCATAACTCCACCAACTTTTGCAATGTTTTGCCCAAGTTCATCTAGCTGTTGAGAGGTTTTTCTAATCTCATCTTGCATCTTTTGAAACTCTTGATTAGATTTTTGAACAGCATCTTTAATTACCCTCGACATTTTGTCGATGGCAACTAAAGTTAATGATATTTTCATCATTGAATCAATCATTCTGCCTGTAATCCTTCTTCAATAGTTTCCTTCTTTTTAAGCGAATATTTCATCGCTTCTGACACCCAAAATCCCAAGTCCTGCAAGGGCATCTCTTTAATATCTGAATAGCTCCACCCTGTGGTTTTACACAGATGGATTATGCACTCGGCTGTGCAAGTTGAAACTTTCCCGAAATTGCTGCCTGAAGAGTAATAACATCTTCAATCGGAAGTTCTAAAATATCCTCATATACAAGGAAGTTGCCATCAATTTCGCAAAGCTCTGCAATTAAAGCATAAGGAATCTCTTCACTAGTTTTTGCTTTCATTTGTGCGTGAAGTAAATCAATGCCTTTGCCTTGTTTGATTTTTACTTTTTTGCCGTCAGTTAAAACTAATTCTTTAGCCATTTTATGCTCCTATATTCTTCTTAAATGTTTTCAACATATCGACTACACTTACTTTGTAGATGTTTTCAAGAACATCAATTTCAAAGATTTCAGCACCATTCACGACTAGTTTTGCATATGTAACAGCCATAGTTGTTTCATATTCAGCATTATCGTGAGGTTTAATTGTACCTAGTGGGAATTCTTTAAATGTTCCGATAATAAAAGCAGTTGCCGGAACTTCTTCCACTCTGCCTGTCCCGTTGTAGGTTTCAAGCGATGCTCTCACTTGAATCATCGCAGCAGTAAATGGGGATGCAGCCGCTAATAAAACTTCAGGATAGAGTGCGTTCCATTTTATTTTGCATTCTAACTTGTCTATCCCTGCAAAAAATTCAGCCGAGCCAACCATACCAAGTGCTTTATGCTCCGCCATTTTGTGTTTGATTTGAGGAAGTTGAACTTCTTCAGCACGTCCTAAAAGGTTCACACCATTTAGATAAACGTTTGCATTGGTTAATTTGTTGATTTTGATTTTAGACATTTTTATTTCCTTTTCGAATAAAGTCCACAGTCCCCAACTGCAACATCAGAGTAGTGGAGTATAACAATTTCTTGACGGATGGCTTGGATTAAAGGGCATTTTCTAGAATGCTTACAAGTTGTGCATAGGTCGTAACATTCGGTATAAATAATCAAATCGCCCTTTTTATCTATTTCTGCTCGCATTATTGACCTAATGATTTTAGTAACTCGATATCAATAAAGCTTTCGAATGTTATGCGTTCAGCCGGAGTTGGTGGCATAAATTCGACATCAAATACCAAGTGACCATTTGCGATTTCCGTTACAGGGTTTTTATCAGGGTTGTAGTAGCATTTGCCATCAATCAATGCACCACGTCCGATTAATGTTCTGATAAAGGCATTAACCGATTCTGTTATTGAATCAATCAAGCCATTATCAATAGGGAAATCGATAAACTGTAACATTGAATATTCAACACTTTCGTGAAGAATATCAGCTGTTCTTCTTATATTGATAAAATTAGTAACGTGAGTTGAACTTGGATAAGCAGCTGACCTGTTGCCCCAAGTCCTAAAGCCTGAACCATAAGAATTAAAGACAGTTACAATTCCTGCTTCGTTTAAAGCATTAACTTCACTAGAAGGGTCATTAATCATAGATGTAAGTTGTCTTTCAACTCCAATAATCCCATTAATCTCTGTATTTGATGGAGACCAATGATAACCTTTATCAATATCTTTAGCGGCAATTACTCCTGCAAGTCTTTGTGAATAAGGTTCAAGAATATTTGTATCAGTTGTTGCATCATATACTTTTAAATGTGGATAACATAGAACAATTCTGTCTGATGAAGTATTAAAGTTGATTGTTCCTTCAGGCCCACGTCCAGTTATAGCATCTTGAACAGTTGCTCCAACAGGGGCATCAACAATACCAATTGCTCTGATTTTATCGCACAAAGTTTTGATTTCAGTAACAACTGCTGTATCTTCACAATAAACAGGAGCAATAATTGTTTTTGGGAAATATCCAAATAAAGAATAACTATCTTCAAAGGCTTTCATACCCAATCGTTTGCCCGTATCAGCATCAATTGAACCAATAATATCTCCTTTAGTTACATCAGTAACTTCTTTATGTTTTTCAGGATCAAAAACATTTACAACAATAACAATCCCTGCACCTTGGTCGAATATAGCTTTAAGAGCCGATGGAATTGTAAAACCATCAGTTGCAGAACCAAAATATTTCGCAGCATCAATTTCATTCAAAATCAATGTTGGTTCATTAATTGTTCTATATTCTTCATCAACATTATGAATCGGAGCAGTACCAACTAAACCAATAACGGCAGTTTTTACTGTCTTAATTGTTCTTGCACCTTTTTCAATCTCAATTGTTTCAACGCCATGCAAAAAACTTGCTGCCATTTAAATTTCCTCCATATCTTCTACACTAGGTGTAGACAATGTAAATCGTATTTCGTATTGCCATATCCCGTTTGTTTCGGATAAAAAACCTTCTTTAGTCGGGGTTAATTTAGTACAACCAAGAATTCGATAACCGCATAAAATTCGTTTAACTTTATCAAGAGTTTCATATGCTCCGTTATTATTACGAAGATTTCTTGTGACTATTGTTATGGCAAATTCTAATCTTCTTTCTTGAGTGATAAAACTTAAAGCATCTGTACTTGTATAATTTCCCCCCATATAATGCACAAGAATTGCTCCAATAGGGTGGAGTAAAATAAATTCCTGTGGTTTTTCGGGGAATCCTTGTGTTAAAAATTCAGGGAAATTTTCTTTTAATCTTTCGATTATAGAATTTTCAATATCTCTAATACTCAATGTTTATCACTCTTTTATTAAATAATCTATCTAGAACAGTTTTGTTGCTTCTGTACTCTCCGGTAGTTTTGACTTCTTCCTTATCTTCGGTTTGAAGTGTAATAACTCCTTTTTTCAACTGTTCCAATGTTTTGATTGCATTTTTATAGTTCTCAACAATCGTTGCAGGGATTTCAACATATATTCGTCTTGAGTAGAGTCTATAAATGCTTAAATCTATTGCGATTGTTCGTAACAAAGGAAAGTGGGTATCTAAAGGTAGTGAATATTTTCCCCTTAAATACCCATCAATAAGTGTTGAGGAGTAGATGAGAGCTTCTTCACAGACAACCTCGTCAA